TCGGGAAAACGAAACGCACCGGCCAGATGCCGGCGCCACCAAGGGCTGAAGGCCACTTCGCAAGCCACGGTGCCTTCCATCGCGTGGATCATCGTCTCCGGCGTCGCCAGAAGAGCCGCATGCTTGGCAATCGTCCCTTGCCTCAGCCGGAAGATGAGAACGTCACCTGGAACGTGCGTCCCTTGCGCGACGGGCAACAGATTGCGCTGCGCCGCTTGCAATAGCGTTTCCAATCCGTTCGTCTCGCCCCAGTCGCGTGAATAGGGCGGCGGCAGTTCGGCGTCCCGCTGCATCACCTCGCGGTAAACACCGCGAACGAGCCCCAGACAGTCCGCGCCGACACCGCACGCACTCGCCTGATGATGATAGGGCGTCCCGATCCAGGTCCGCGCGGCAGCAACTACTTGCGCGCCACGCCCCGAAAGGCTCTCCGCTTGCATGATCACCACCTCACGCCTTGCCGGAGTTGGCGACGGCCGTCAGGAAATCGTTGCCAGGCATGTGCGGGAAGCCTCTGAAATTCGCGATATTTGCAAACCTCGTCCGGCACATCACATGGCTCTTGTCGCATCCGGCCGTCGCGGTGAAGCTCATTCCCGCCGTCAACGGCGCCCGAACCGCCTGCCAAAGGTCGAACGTCACCGTCCCCCCTTCCGAAGTGTGCCGCCGCACTTCGATCTTCTGCCCAGCCGCCTCACCGGACGTGAAAGCCACGAGGCCCCGCGTGAACCAGTCAGAGACGATGTCCGCAAAACCCGACGCCGTGAACGCCCGCTCCGAGAGCACCGAACCGACCACCCCGGAACCCGTATACGCGGCTGCCGCCAGGTTCACCCTGCAGCGCGCGTCCCCCAGATCGGCATCGCAGGTGTATTGAAACAGCCGCCCTTTCGGCTGCTGCAGATAATGGGAAAGACCGCGCACCTCGGCCGAAAACCCATGACCGGCGCGCTTCACCTCGCCCAGGGTCCCCGCGCGCATCAGAATGCGCTGCGTGACGTCCGCCCAGTTAACGCGAAAAATCTCCACTTCCGCGTCGTCGTAGAGCCCGGCGGCGAGATCCGCATCCTGCAGTGCTGCCGACGACAACGCGCCCGTGATCTCGAGATTGTCGACGGCGAGACCTAATGTTTCACGCACCTCGCTCGCCTCGAATCCGGCCGCAGCCTCGAACGTTGTTCCGTCAAACACGACATCGCGGTCATGGTCCGTGAAACCCTGCGCCAAGCCATCACGGCGCTTGAGCCGCCAGCACCAGCACAGCGTTGTCGCGCCGCTGTCGAGATGCGCCGCCAATCCTGCTGGCAACGGCTTCATCGGCGCACCTCCATGACCGGTATGTTCGGGATCGCCCCGTGCTGAAAGCCGGTGAGCGATATTTCCAATCGATCGGTGTCAAACCGGACAGGCACATCGAACGCGAAACCCGCCGTCACCGGCTGTCCCGCTTCCGGCACATGACCCGGCCGGAACGTGACCTCCCCCGTCGCCCCGTCGAGTGTAAAATGGGAACCTGGCGCTTTCTCGACACCCGCCACCGCGATCCGCACCGTTGCATCGACCGGCTTCTTGATTTGACGTGACCACGGCGCAAAGGCCGAACCATATTTCTTCACGAGCTGGAACACGGCCTGGCTGCCGGTGCCCATGCCGATGACCTGATCGCCAGCCGTTATCGCCTGCTGCGGCGGACAGGATTTCCAGTCCAGGTGATCCCGCCACCGGAACCCATAGAGCCGTCCTCTGCGTTCCTCGAAGAACGCGATGACGGCGTGCAGATCGTCAAGAGATTTGACGCCATACCCGGCGTTGTAGCTCCTGCGGCTGTCGGCCCACCGGGCGTTACGTTCTTCGTGGCCCGACCCGAGCACGACGACATCCGTGCGCCGTTCCGGCCCGCCTTGCGCGCCACGCGAAATGGCGGTCGGAAACCGCACCTCGTGAAAGCTCATCACTTGCCTCGCACGTCGATTAGAGATTGCGTTGTCCGAGTGCCGCGGCGCGCGCCAACATGGCCGAAATCTGGGACTCCGACCGGCGGAAGCTTTCCGCGTCTGTCGCGGTTACATTGAACGTGATCTGCGCGCCTGCCGAGCGCGGCACCGCCACCCCGAGCCGTCCATCGGGTCCTCGTGACAGCGGCATGATCGCCTCCGCCCCGCGTTCGCCGGCAATCCCCATGCGGCCACTTCCGAGCGGAAAGGCAATCGGGCTCTGAATGACGCCGCCGTTCGCGAACGGAACCGGCAGTCCGCCCTGGAAGGCCGCGCCCTTGGCAAAGCCGGCACTGCCGGACAGAAGACCGGCAAATCCATCTCCGATCCCCTTTTCCAGCGGCCGGAACGCCGCCTTGACGACAAGGTCGGAAAGACGGGCCGTAAGGCTCTTCAAGACATCGCCGACGGAGCGGCCCTTGACGGCGATGCCGTCGAATGCACTGACGAGGGAGTTGGAAAACTGCCGCCCGAGAGAGGCGGCCGCGCGCAGTTCCGTCTGCAGAGCGGATGTGTCCGCCTCGACCTGGACCGTCCAGACCTCGCCATTGCTGTCGCTCGATAAAGCCATATTGACCTCTCATGCATCGGGGAACTGCTGCATCAGCGCCGCCAGATCCGCCCGCGATGGAGCCGGCATCTGCACGCCATTCCCAATCCGTCCGCGCAGCGCCGCGTCGAACTCACGCGGCGTCATGGTCCAGAAGACGTGAGGCGCAAGACCGAGCACGCCCAGACCGGCCGCCATCACGTCGTCCCAGGGAAAGGGCCGCGCTCACCTTCCGTTTCCGCCTTGGCCGATCCGGCCGGCTGCCCTGCGAACGTGGCCTTCAGCAGGCGCGCCACGATTTCCACATATCCCGCCGCCCCGCCCTCGATGGCCATGCGAGCGACACCGTCGTTGGCGACCTCATGGCCCGCGCCGCGAAGACCGGCACCGATGATGCGCACGCAGTCCCGCGCCGAGATGCGGCCATTCTCAAAACGTGTCGCCAGCGCCAGCATGTCTTCGTCGCCGAACGCCGCTTCGAGTTCGGCCAGCGCCCCGAGCGTGAGGCACAGGCGATAGGGCTTTCCGTCGAGCAGCGCTTCGATCTCGCCGCGATGCAGATTGGCCATCAGCACATCCCCTAGATCGTTGTGAATGTCACTTCGCCGGCGCTTTCGACCGCGATCTCGAATGCCACCTCGCCATCATGGCGGCCCGTCAGTTCGAACGATGTGATCTGGAATGGAGCACGGATGGTTCCGAAGTCGGGAACGACCACCTGCCAATCGCGGATCGTGCCGTTGAACACGTAGTTCCGCACAAGCTCGTCGGAGGCCTGGTCCTTGAAAATTCCCGCCCCCGTGAGCCGGACCGATTTGACACCGGCGCCCGCCAGCAGCTCGCGCCACTGCCCTGCGCTCTCCTGATGCGTGATATCGACCGTCTCCGCATTGAAGGCGATGGCCCGCGACCGCAATCCCGCAATCGTCGTGAACACGCCCGTGCCCGTACTGTCGGCCTTCAGCAGCAGGTCCTTGCCTTTTTGTGCAGCCATGGTGGGTCCTTCCCTAGCGAAACTTCAATTCAGACGGGTTCGGTGACGGCCCGCAGCCGCATCAATCCGCGCGACGTCTCGCCATCGGCCTCACGCCGGATCTCGGAGAATTCGTGCCTCAAATTGACGAGCCGAAATCCTGGCAGAGACAGGGCCGTACCATCGAGCGCCACTTCGATCGCCGACAGGATCTGATGCACCTCACGTTCCCCGTTTGCGCGCGACCAAACGAGGATGGAGAGAAAGTGTTCGTGCCCGCCCTCGCTGTCCGTGCTCCAGTCGCGCACCGTGCTTTCACCGATCGTGACGTAAGGCAGCCTCGCCCCGCGCGGCACATCGTTGTAGATCCGCGCGCCTCCCAGGAGTGCCAGCACCTGCGCATCGCCGGCCAGCTTCGCGAAGACGGCCTTCTGCAGTTCGAAACCAGCACTCATCATCGGCCCGGCTCCTTCGTGACGACGGACCTGGAAGGCTGTCCCGGCCGCAAGGCCTGCTTCGCCGCGTCCCGAACCCGCCGGCCAATCCGCCGCACGGCGTCTCCGGCCGCCGGGGTCTTCAAGTTCACGACAAGCTTCATGGCACGCGTTCCTCTACGAGACAGATCAGGAAGCGGTGCGCTTCCCGTTCGTCGATGACCGCTTTGATGTCGAAAATCCGCGACCCCAACCGGAAGCGCTGTGGCGGAGCGACGTCATCGCGATACCGGATCGTGATCTCATGCGAGACGCGGCCAGCGAGCCCGCCGGCGTCGCTGACCTCGCTCCCGCTTAGCGGACGGATCCTCGCCCAGACGGGGCTCACATGAGCCCACGATGAAATCGAGCCGCCCGCGCCATCGGGTACGGGCACCATGCTTTCCAGCGCAAGCCTGTGGCGCATCGCAGCCAGCGTCGTAGGGCTCATAGGCGTGGCACCGAATAGGATTTCAGCAGTTCAGACACGGCGTTCGGAATGGCTGTCGCGGGATCGCCGATCTCGATCGGATCGCGATGCTCGTACCAGTGGGCGACCAGCAGCTTCAGCGCGTGGCGGATCGGTTCTGGAACAGCCGCCGCCGATCCGAAGCCGGCGGTGAAATCGATTTCGATGCCGCCAACCGCGCGGCCAGGAGCTGGCCAGGCGCCGTTCGCCGGTACGAGTCGCGGCGGAACCCCCCCGCCGTCGATGACATAGGATGCGGATGGCACCACAGTCTGGCCTCCGTCCGCGGCCCGCACGCGCACCGCCGTCACGGCGCTGACCGGCCGCATCGGTATTTCGACAATGGATTTTGCCGGCCACGAGTCGAGCACCAGCGTCCACTGCTGTGAGGTCAGCGCCAGACCCAGCGCCGCCTCGATGTGAAGTCGCGCCGTGATCATCAGGCTCGTCACCAGCGGATCGTCGGCCGCCGTCTCAAGTCTCAGATGGGCTTTGGCCTCGGCCAGCGTGATCGGCTCTTCGGCCGGCCCGCTGCGATAAACGAGCGTCATGGATACTCCTCTCGATACGCGCTCCTCTTCCAGAAAAAACGGGGCCGCCACCGGCTTTCACCGGCAACGGCCCCGCAGCATCCGCGCGAGGGGAGGAGCACCAGCACGCGGAATGGAGTGCGTCGCGCGGCCTACACAGAGAATTTCAGGAACTTGATCGCATCGAAATCGCGAACCCCGCCGCCGACGCGCTTCGTCGTGTAGAAGAGCACGTAGGGCTTCAGTGAGTAGGGATCACGCAACACGCGGATACCGACGCGGTCCACGATTAGATACCCGCTGGCGAAATCGCCGAACGCGATCGCAAGGCTGTCTGCCCCGATATTTGGCATCTCTTCTGCTTCCGCCACCGGATAGCCGAGCAGGCGAGACGGCTGCGCCGCATCTCCCGAAGGCTGCCAGATGTAGGAGCCGTCGGCGTCCTTCATCTTGCGGACGGCGCCGAGCGTCGACCGGTTCATCACGAACGTCCCGTTCGCGCGGTAGGTGCCCTTCACCGCATAGACGAGGTCGATCAGCTTATCGGCCTGGTTCGTCGCCGGAAACGCGCCGGCGGCGCCGCTGGTGACGAAGCCAAGGCTGCCCCATGTCCAGGCGGAGTTGGC